TAGCTGCTGACGATATGACTATCTTCTGTGGTCAAGATTTATTCCGTACTTACACTATTGCTCTTAAGAATAGCGGTTCTTTCAATTACCAAATTGATGTAAAAGCTGATAGCGAATTCGTACTTCCTGGTACTACAATCAAAGTTGTAGCAGTTGCAGGTCTTAACGGAACTAACAAAGTTTACGCTATGCGTTTAAGCAACTTGTTCTTAGGTACTGACTTATTGAACGAAGAAGAGAAGTTTGAAATTTTCTATGCTAAAGAAGCTGACCAAGTACGTTTTGTATCTGAGTTTAAGATGGGTGTAAACATTGCATTCCCTGACGAAGCAGTGAAGTTTATCCTTGCATAATTTATAGGGTAGGTTGAAATATACCTACCCATTTTTTCAAACTAATTTAATTCAATAACAATGGCTTGTGCTTTAACTCAAAATTATACCTTAGATTGTAAAGACAGTTTAGGTGGAATTACTGAGGTTTATTTTATGGCAGCAGCAGATGTTACCTCAACTACCGAAGCAAGTGGTGTAATTACCGCTTTAGTAAAGGCAGCAGGTAAGAAGTTCTTTAAGTACGAACTTGTAAAAGGCACTTCTCAATTAGTTGAGAATGTTAATGCAAACGTACAAAATGGTACTATCTTTTACGCTCCAGAATTAACCATAGTATTAAACAAATTACAAGCGAACACAAGGAACGAAATCTTGTTGTTGGCTCAAAACACTTTAGTATCAGTTGCCAAAGATAACAATGGAAAATATTGGTACTTAGGAAAAACAAGAGGCTTAGACCTTACAGGCGGTAGCGCAGGTACAGGTACGGCAGAAGGCGATAGAAGTGGTTACACTTTAACCTTCACGGGTGCGGAAGCTGCCCTTGCTCCAGAAGTTAACTCTACTGTTGCAGGTCAATTAACTACCGCAGGTTCTTAGGTTGTTTTGGTTTTGTATATAGATGCCCTCGTCTTTAATTAGGCGGGGGTTTTTTATTTTGCAAACAATCGTGATACTTTATATTTATAGTTGTGATAAGATTAATTAAGGGGCAAACCCAAAACATAATACTTACCTTGACTGAGAAGCAGCTTTTAGCAAGTCCTAACTATCTATTTATTTTTGAGAATAGAAGTACAAACACGGACATTAAATTTGTAAGGCTTAACAATACAGACATAAGCGCATACAAGGAAAGGTATAACGAGTTCACTATTGTAGTAAATAGCTTCTTTAATACTGCTTTAAACGGGCAATACACCTACTCAATCTACGAGCAAACAAGTACTACCAACACAAACCCGACAGGCTTAAACTTGCTCGAAAGCGGCATTATGGAACTTGAGGGTACAACTATATCATTTACGGAATACGAAACAACAAGCACATTCACAATTAGACAATAATGGAAATACAAGTATTGACATTTGCGGAAGCAAAGCAACCGGAATATAAAGAGAAAAAAGGCGAAGGGTATATGCAGTATGGTCAAAACAATGACTATCCGCAATACCTATTAGACCTATTTAACAAATCAGCAAAGCATAACGCAATCATTCGTGGCAAAGTAAACTACATTGTTGGCAATGGTTGGGCAGGAGAAGAAGCTTTAGTTAAAAAAGTAAATAGAGAGGAAAGCCTTAACGACCTTACTAAAAAGGTTGCTTTAGATTTAGAACTATTTGGCGGTGCTTACATCCAAGTTATTTGGAGTGTAATGGGCGGTCAGGTTGCTGAGTTGTGGCATTGTGATTATACAAAGATTAGAACCAACAAAGACAATACGCAGTTCTGGTATAAAGAAGATTGGAAGGCTACACGCAACCAAGAAAAAGCTGAAATATACAATGCGTTTAACCCTGCTAACCCACAAGGTGTGCAGATACTTTATGTAAAAGAGTACAGACCTGGAATGAATGTTTATAGCCTTCCTGGTTATTTTGGTGCTTTAAATTACATTGAAAGTGATGTAGAAGTAAGTAAGCACGTTTTGGGTAATGCTCAAACAGGGTTTTCTGCTAGTAAACTTATTACTTTACCAAACGGAGAACCAAGTCCTGACGAGAAACGAGCGGTTAGCAGACAGTTCGACAATATGTACACGGGTGCAGACGGCAAAAAGTATTTACTTGCTTTTGTAAACGATGTAACCAGAAAGCCTATTGTTGATGATTTGGGTGCAAGTGATTTAACTAAAGAGGACTTTAGCCGTGTAGACGAACTTATACAAACTAACATTTTTAGTGGACATCAAATTACAAGCCCTGACTTGTTCGGTATTGCTATGCCTGGTCAATTAGGAAACAGACAACAACTTAGAGATAGCTACGAAATATTCAATAACACTTATGTACGCTATAAGCAAATGCAAATTGAAGGAGTATTTAATATGCTTGGACAATATGCAGGAGTTACCGAGGAATTAAAACTTCAACAAGTAGACCCTATTGGTATTGACTTTAGCGAAAGCGTTATTTTACAAGTAGCACCAAAAGAGTGGATATTAGAGAAGTTAGGTATTGACCCTACACAATATGGAATAGTTGCAGAAACCGAGCAGCCAATGGCAGCAAGTCCTTTAAGTGTGAACGAGCATATTAAAGGCTTAAAAGGTCGTGAGTGGCAGAATATGCAGCGTATTATTAGAGATTTTAACAAGGGCAAGATAACAAGAGAACAAGCAAGTTCAATGTTAAAGGGCGGATATGCTTTAAGTGATGAGGAAGTTTCTACTTGGTTAGGTGCTGAGGAATTAGAATTTAACGAAGCTGATTTTCAGGTTTTCTTTGAGTTCGGAGAAGATAGAAGCGGCTACGAAGTATTTAAAAGTAAGTCAAGATTTAGCGACGATAATGATTTTGAAATGTTTGCCGATGTATCGCAGTTACAATCTAATATCTTAGATTTAATTGTTAAGGATAAGCGTATTACTCCAGAAGTAATTGCTGACACTTTAAAAGAAGATGTAGGTGCGGTTAAGCGTGTTATTGATTTATTAATTGAGAAGGGGTTTATTAAGACAAACGAAGTAAAGCAAGGCAAGGGCATCGATAGTAACGTTATTATTGAAAGGCAATTAACTGCGCCTATTGGTCAAATTGTTGAAGCTATTAAGCCACAAACTACGCAAATATTAATTCGTTATTCTTACGAGTGGAAAGCAGGTTTTAACGATGGCGATTTAGATACAAGCAGACCTTTTTGCAAGTACTTAGTTACCGCTAACAAGTTTTATAGCCGTAGCGAAATAGAAATGATGAGTGCAAGGCTTGGTTATTCTGTATGGGATAGACGAGGCGGTTGGTATACTAAGCCGGGTACAAATACACATAGTCCAAGTTGCAGACACGAGTGGCGCAGCAATATCGTGAAAAGAAAATAAAGAAAATAAAGATGAGTTTAAACACATTATTCATAAGCGTACAGAATATTAAAGACAGGTCTGGCTTACACGCAAACGTAGACGAGAAACTTGTATTGCCTGAAATTAAAACTTCGCAGGATATGTATATCTTACCTGCGCTTGGAAGTGCTTTATACAACCGACTACAAGCAGGTATTACGGCTAACGATTTAAACGCAGACGAGGTTATCTTATTAGACAATTACATTGCAGACACTTTAGTGCATTATGTACTTAGTGAAATGCCTATTGGCTTATCTTTCCAATATTACAATAAAGGACTACTAAGAAAAACGGGAGAGAATACAGAAGCACCTTCTATGCAGGATATGATTGACGTGGCAAATAGATATAAGGCTCGTGCGGAGTTCTACAAGCAAAGAATGATTAAATACCTAAAAGAATATTCTACACTTTACCCTGAATATCTTAATCCTGGAAGTGGCATTGATGCAATACACCCTGAGAATGATGCTTATACAACGAGCATTTGGCTTGGTGATTTTGATTGCTGCGCAGGTAAAAGCTTCGAGGAACTATATCAAGGAGACAAAGGGTGTAGCACTTGTTAATTATGAGTAAAGTAACAACAATAAAAAACCAAAATAAACTTCGTGTTTATTTAGAAAAAATTAAAAATGAGCCTGAGCCTAAACCAAATCACAAAACAAATAACGACACTCGGAAACGACCACGAACAAATTAACTTTGTTTACTTCGGAGATGTGTGGGAACGTTTAAGCAATGGCGAGGTTACTTACCCTGCTATGTTCTACACTTTAACGGGTGCTACTATAAATGCTAAAAATATTACTTATAATTTTAGCCTTTATTTTATGGACAGAATGTTAATGGAGGAAACAAACGAAACCGAAGTCCTTAGTGATATGACTTTAGTAGGTCAAGACATAGTGGCGCAGCTTAGATACCCTAAAGCGATTTGGGATATTGGCGACACTGCTCCTTTGACTTACTTTACCGAAAGCGACCCAGACTATCTTGCAGGAGTTAAGATTGATATTACAATGGAATTACCTTACTTAAACGACAGATGCCAGATTCCGAGCATCTATAATTATTCAGAATGATAGGC